CTATTATTGATAAAAATATAAAACCTAATACTTCCATTTTTCATTCCCCTTTCACTTTAAATAGTTTTGCATAATTTTCATGATGTGTCTTTATACTTAAATTACTCTCTCCATCCATTCATCTCGCACCAGCAGTGAAGCTTTTGAAATAGATTCTCTGTATTTACCAAAATCAACAGTTACATACTTTTCACAATTTTGAACTATAGTACACTCTCTTATAGTAGGTTTCTTTAATGATGTACCTCTTGGAGATTTGCGTGTATAATGTTTATATTTGTGCCCTTTAATAAATTCCATCTAACTCAACCTTTCTATTTAAATCTATATCCGCGCCATTCAATTAATTGACCCCTGATTATTTTACTTGTAAAGTTTAACTACCTCTCCTAGTACTCTCTCTATAAGTACATCTCCAATGCCCTTAGCGTTTTCCATAGCTTGAACAAAATTTCCACGCTCTTGTCTTCTGCCTTCTTTTAAGCCTTCTCGATATTCTAAGCTTTTTTTATTAACTTCTATAGGCTTTAAATGTTTCCTCATTTGCCTGTTCATCTTACCCCTCCTAGTAAGCTTTTTTCCTGTCTCTTAATGTATAATCCATCTGCAGATTACCTTGATGGTTGCACATCTCGATATTTACATGATCTAGCTTTCCTTGTTTCTCAGCATCTATTAATACAGATTCTATGAAATAAAACATTTGACTTTGTAGTAGCTCTCTTTTAACTATTTCCTTCGCATGTGTTTGATTAGTCATTACTTATAGCCCCCTATTAATCTTAATTCTTTGATATTCTTCATTTCATAAACTTGACTCATTTTGAAACGTTCTATAATGCAATTTACTCCATTTTTCTTATTTAAAACTAAAAACATAACTACTACTTGTTCTTCAGCAACTTCTATAACCTGTCCATCTCTACAATGCAAATCACTTTTGTAATCTGATATGTTTACAATGGCTCCTGGTCTCATATAATCACCTAGTAGCCATTTGCTAGTCTTTCGAAATTAACTTTATTTTTTTCTAAGTAAGCATTTATAATTTCATCTGGTGAAAACCCAAGTAGTTGTGCTAAACCTAGGAAATTTTCAATCATGTATTTTACATGTTCTTCTTCGAAATCCCTATCTTCTGCCATGTTAACAGTGCTAAAACATGCATTGAATTGCTCTGTTAAATCTGGTACTTGTACATATGGAGTAAAATCATATTTTTCTATATGGAAATTAACATCATTGGAAATACTTAAAATAAAATGAATACAATCAACATATTCTTCTAAAATAGTCTCTTTCTTTGAAGGGCCTTTATTGCTCCAAAACTTAAAGCATCTTGTTTCATTGGCCAACTCTCCTAATTCAACCTTTAGTGCTAGAATTTTTCTAGGTAATAGATCCTGTCCTTCCAGATTATGTTCTTTGATTATTTTCTTATCTAATACTTTTTGAATTGCAAATAACTTACTTAGTTTCATATTTTGTCCCCCTGGCATTTTTATTTTTGTTCTATATCATCTTTTAAGCGCTTTTTTAGTGTTTCAGGTATATTTGCACTTTCCACTACGAATCCACCTTCTAAATGAATTAGGCTTCTAGTCTTGTGTCCTTTAGTGCAATCTATTAATTTATTTGTTTCATTTGCATTTTGTCTCGCCCTTTTAAGTGGTGCAGCATCAATTCCAGTTATGACTAAAATTTTTTCTTTTGAAACATAACAATCTTGACCTATCGATAACATTTTATTTCACTCCTGTCTATTAAAATGGTGTATCTTCGTCATCATTCATAGGTGTAAAATCTTCAACATTTATTTCATTATTTTGTTGATTATTATTTTCTTGTTTCTTTCCCCACTCTAAAAACTCTACATTATCAGCTACAACTTCTGTAACATATCGCTTATCACCAGTTTGAGTTTCATAAGATCTACTCTGTAATCTTCCTTCTAATCCTACCAATCTGCCTTTTGCAAGATAGTTAGCACAGTTTTCAGCACTTTTTCCCCATACCACTACATAAAAAAAATCTGCTTCTTTTTCCTTCGAAAACGTTTTATTAACTGCAATACTAAATGTTGCTACTGCCTTCCCGCTTGCTGTAAACCTTAAATCTACATCTTTTGCTAGTCTACCTATTAGCACTACTTTATTCATCTATTGAACCTCCTTGATTGAGTTTTTTAATACTTTCGATTATGCCTGTCGTTAATCGTTCTTTGGGTATATCTAATTGAATTCGCTTGTCTGTTAATATTAAATCTTCTTTCTCAAATATATAAGCCATTTCATCTAGTTTAAAGTCTGCTAGTAGTACTAATCCTTCGTCTTCTGTTATATCTAAAGCTTTATGTACACATGTTTGATCTTTGTAATTTGTTTCATCTACAATGATGAATTCATTGTTAATCTCGTATTTATTCAAATTGCTAAAATTAACACTTGATTCTTTTAACTTGTAAACATTAAATTCTAAAATCATATCTGATCCCTTCTTCCTTTGCTATTCTAAGCATGCGATTATACATTGCTTCAGCTGCCATTAACTGTAATGTCGCAACCTCTACATCTTCATCCGTTGCGTGATTAAATTTATTTTGAGCCACTTCCAAAGATGTCTTTGCTTGGTTAATCTTATCGAGCACCTATTTAACCCCCTCACATATTTCCTTAGCTGTATCTATAGCTCTCTTATAACTCCAGCTTGGATTTTCTCTTAGTAATCTAGCAGCTTCTTCTACTGCTTTTGCGATTTTCTTATTGTCCATTGCCTAACACGCCCCCTTGTCTTCGCTTTATCTTCCCTTGCCTACTAAGATGCATAATCAATAATGTAACTTCATCTATGGCATTACCTTTTGAGTCATAAGGTCTTAATTTTTGAGCCATTTCCTCTATTGAATACATAGCTGTCCACATTAGCATGGCTTGATAAACTTCGTATTCTGTCCAGCTAAAATCAAGGTCATCTAAGATTATTACAAGTTCTTTTTTAGGTTGAAGTTTTCTTTTATCCGCTCTTTCAGATGCCATGATCTCCCTCCTAGTTAGTTTTATTAATCCGCTTCCTTTGATTATTTAAAATTAATTCTTCTAGTTCATCTGCGTTGTACTTGTCCCCTCTACTTTTAGCTAGATGGAATTTAGTCTTTGTTTTAGGTACTTGTTGCTGCAACGCTACCTGATTACCTGGACCTTTGTTTTTAAAATCACTATAGTTAATCCATTTTTGACCTTCATCTAACCAATCTGTATATCCGTTGCTTTGAGTAAGAAATTTATCAAGCGTCATTTTATATTTGCAGAACTGATAGCTTGAATCATTATAAGCTTGTCCATATCTTTTAATTGCTTCTAGGATACTATCTTCTTTGTCTTTCTTTAGTGCTCCAGCTATAGCTTGTTTCATTTTAGAAATTAGTTGTTTATGAGTAATGATATTTTGATTGTTATAAGTTTCAAAAAAACTATTATATGTATTTAGTTTTAAATCTGGTTTACTATCTGTGTTTATATCTGGTATAGGTTCGCCCATTTGGTCAATTCCATTTGCCCGTTTGGTCAATTCCATTTGCCCATTTAGGTAAATGTTGAAAATTGCAGGCTTTAAAGTGTACCATTTAGTCCTGTCATACCCTGCAACGTTGAAATTGTCGCATTCTATTGCTCCATCTTTCTCAGCATTATCTAGTATTCTTCTTATTTGCTTTTCTGTCCAAAACGGAAATAGTTGAGAAAATGCTTTTACAGAGTTGTAGGTCCAGTATTTGTCATCATAGCAATGTCTATTATTCGCTTTATTTTTTAATATCCAGAAATATAAATTGTGTATAATGATAGCTGCATCAACTCCAAATTCTTTTGCTATTTGAACATTAAAGCTATAATCCATATTTCTTAATCCCCCCTTATATTTAAAATTTTGTATGTATAACTTTTAAAAAAATGCATATACTTATAAGTTATGGGCTTATATTATGTTTATTTTTTAAAAAATGGGGAAATCATTCCCCAAGAACATAAATTGTGTTATAATGATATTAGAATTTTTTCTAGCGCTGCTTATTGATAGTTCCTGCTATCAGAGCAGCATTTTTCATTCCTTTAAGATAGTTAGTAAAATCTTTTATTGATCCTGAAAAACTTACTATTTTCATATTCTCACCTTCTTTCTTTGCAACTCCTTTCTTATGTCAGTCTAATTGGTCTGAATTTCCTGTTATTTTTTTAAGTCATTGAGTATATAATGGAATGTATGTGTTTTACTTGTAATACGGGTTTCGTGAATTAATTTTGTTCTACTTGAAGAACGTTGTCTATAAAAAAAATATCTTCTACAGATTTTTTAAAATACATTGCTAGTAATAAAACGATTGTAACATTAGTTGAGCTGGTTCTTCCGTTCTCGATATAGCTTATTGTAGTTCTTGTTGTTCCTATTGCTCTTGCTACATCGTCCTGGCTTACATTTTTTTCAGCTCTTAAAACTCTAATATTGTTTTTGATTTTCATATTTCCGTTTGATAAAGATTCTATTATTTTTTTTAGTTCATTATTGTTTTTCAATGTTTTCACCTCGCTTTGTCAATCTTGTTAATGTTATTGTAATACAAGTATACCATATTGTCAATTTAAATATGCGAAATCTTTAAAAATATTTTTGTTTATTTTGTAAATTATATTTTACTAATTGTATAGCTTGGTTTACAATATAGATTGGGCATATTATATTCATTTGAAAGGATGTAATTATATGGATTTAGAAAAATTGGGTAAATTACTAAAAGAACGAAGAGAAGAAAAAAGACTTACACTTAGGGGAGCAGCTGAAAAATTAGGTTTAAGTCATTCTTACTTAAGTACAATTGAAAAAGCAAAAGATCCGCGTACTGGACTTCCAATAAAACCATCAATTGAAACGCTAGAAAGTATTGTTTCTTTATATGAAATGGATTTTGGAAATGTTTTAGAGCTTGCTGGATATACGATAGATTTAGATAATTTATATGGAATATCAAAAGAAGAATTACCAGACGCATTGCGTGAAATTGGAGTAGAATATATAGCATTTGCTAAAGAAGTTAAAGAAAAACATATACCACTAGATAAAATTAGGCAAATTATAGATTTATTGGATTTAAATAAATAAAAATTATATAAAACATGTTATGAAAGGAGACCTAAAAACAGGCCACCTTTTCTTTTTTGTTTATATTTTGTTGAATTTTAAGAAAATCTATATTGAAAACTAGTATATCATTAATTATGATGCATGCTACATCATTATATTCTGCGCCTAAACTTAAATATCGTTTTTCCACTGTACTTGCCCCCTATCCAGCATATTAATTAAGTCAGCTTAATTATATCAGTGTTCCGTGGCTTTTGTAAATATCAAAAGAACGTTTGTTCGTTGCTATCGTTCGACTATTTGCGACAATTTATAATTTCTTAATATTGAATTAATTCTTATTAATAAATCGCTCCGTTCATGAAATAATTTACGTGGACGAGTTAAAGATTTAACATATAATACTATTATTACGTAAAAACCTATAGAAATAGGGATACCGACAACTCAGTTAGAGCAATCTGTATCCTCATTTAAAATAATTGTATCCAATTAAGTTTGCATACTTATTTTTAATTCCAAAATGTAATTTTATCTATTACTTCAGCAACCTTTGTAGCTGCCGTTGCTACATTTATAAAAAATACATTTACTGTACCCATACTACCCATAGCATTTGAAATAATCTTTACTATACTCACCCCTGCTATACTCCATCCTGCAAAATCAATTAGTTGACTAGAACCAGAATCTATATTTTCAGTGATCTTTTTCACTACCCAAGTAAGACCTCTTACAGATAATGCAGTTGCTAAATGTCCAGCTGTTCCGGATGGATCATATAATAATGCTAATCCAGTTATGCCTGCTAATACTATACTGTGCATACTATCACCTACCCTAACATTGCTATTGCTTTGATGAAGGTAGCGAATATGCTTAATGCTGTTGCTCCTAATCCACATTTTGTTGCAAGGTCCAAATATGCAGCTTCGTCACCTTTACCTACTGATGAAAAAACCTTTTGAGCTACTGCACTTGCTACTGTTGTAACTGTCATTGCGATTATTATAGTTGTATTCATTGAAAAGCCCCCTTTTAATTTTTAAATTATACTAACAATAGATTTTTATGCTCTCGGAGATACATTTTTATAATTTGTTCATCATTGAATTTTTTACTTTGGCAATCAATTTGTTTTCTGATGTAATTTATGGTGTTTTCGTCATAAGAGTAGGTATTTTTAAATACTACCTCAGTTACATATATATCTATTGTGTCATCATGGAAATTTTCTAAATCTTCTTCCGTGAATTCTTCACCGCAATAACTATCTTCTATCCATGTTTCAAGATAATCTTCTTGAAAATCTTGTAGTGATTCTACTAATGCTTCTATATCTTCTATAGCTAATTTTTTATATTCTTCTTGATGTTTCTTGGCTTTGTTGTTAAGTGTATTTAAATTTATCATATTATCATCTCCTGTATATTTTTATTTGTCTTTGGGTATTCTAATGGTAGGAGGGAAGAAGATCCCTCCAAGTATTACTTGGTTTTTCTAAAAGGCACTACATTTGATGTAGCTATTACATCTGTTTGTTTCTTTACTTTGAAAGTTTTACTTTGGTTTCTTAAAGCATTGTCTAATCTATAATGGATCTTGTTAGTAGCAAGTTTCATTATCTTACTAGCAATGCTTTTACTTTTTTTCTTTGTAAATATCATCCATTTTAAAAGCGAGTACCCTACTCTTACAACAATGATTAACTGTAGTACATTTAATATAAATTTTCCCATTGTACATCACTCCTCTTTAGTTTTATATATATAAAAAGTCTTATGTTTACTTAGCAGATGATCCAGCTCCAGGAGTGTTACGATAATTCAGATTGTCAGTTAATCAAATATCTTCAAAATACTATTTATACATTTCATTGGTCTCAGCAACTACTCTGCATATACAGCAAGTTGCCGATAAATGAAAAACTACAATAAGAATTATCGTAAACTCTTGTGCAAGATCTCTCCTAGGTAACACAATCCTTTGTATATCCAATTTTATAGGTAATAGGATATGTATTTGCCCTGAAGCATATAGAGACACTTTATACACCTCTATATGCTTTAAAAAGAGCAATCCTAAAAGCTGATAATAAGGAGCGAAACGTGGGGAGCGACTTATGGTAAAATGATACTAGCGAATTCATTGAGCTTAGTATCTAATTGAATAACTTTAGAGTTTTCAATGTTATAGTATACTTTCATATCTGATATTAAAAGTATTCTTGGATAAACATCCCTTCCTAGATATTCTTGAACTTCCTTAGTCTTATACAAAACATCGTATTTTTCTAGATTAGGATCATTGTTTGATAAATGTACTTCTATAAAATACTGGTATCGATTTTTAGTATTTTCAAGTGTAAATACTGTAAAAGCATCTGTTCTTATTTTGCCATCCTGCCAAAACTTCTCAACTTCATATGTCTTAACATTAAATCCTTGATAATGAAGGTTTGCTAATACATCCAGTGCGATAAGTCTATGTCTATCAGGTGCTTTAGATTTACCATCATTGTAAATGTAAACTACCTTATTTGTTTCTATATCTCTAATCGATTTGACATATCCAGCTTTTTTAATTTCTACCAATCTTCTGCGTGCTATATTGTAAGAATTCTTTTGATGTCTAAAAAATATCTTTTCGAGCTGTTCTATAGTTGCATATCTATATTTCTCTAAGTGTAGAATAATTTGCTTATCTCTATCAGTAATCAATGTATTCATCCTCCTCAACATTTTTATTTTTAAGGGACTTCAGATACTCTCTAGCACTCATTCCCTTTGGTACTGTAGTTACTTTAGCTTCCGATAATGCCCCAAACTCTGTTGTGCTCTTGTTTTTACTACCAACTACTTTTTGTTCGCCCTTCATATGTGGTTTTATGAGTTCCTTTAACATCGTCATAGTCAGTTTTGGAGAGTATAGGTAGTTAGTTGAGCTGCCACCATTTGTACTATACACCGCAACTCTTGGTGGTAATCCTACAGCCGAATTGTTTCCCATAATTACTTCACTTGATATTAAATCATTTGCCCTAAAACTAATCCTAACAGCACTCATGTTTTTTATAATTGAAGGCATTTCATCCCTTGTAGTCTTTTGAGTTGCTATGAATGTAAACATCCCTAAACTTCTACCTAACTTTGATAGTCTTTTTAAAGTGTCTAATATAAATTCTTTTATCTGTTTTTCTTCCTTCGAATCAGTTTTGTCAGGCAATACTACACTGAATTCGTCAATTGCTATATAACAGTAAGGAAGTTTATTTGATTTATTAATTTTGTTGTACTCTGAAATATTTGTTGCTATCCCCTTTTCCCTATATTGTGTTATGAGTTTTTTTCTCCTATTAAACTCTTTAGATATAGATTCCATCATGGTATAAAGTTCTTCAATTTCTGAAGCATAATACTTTACATGCTTAACATTCTTAAACTGAATATATTCGTTTTTTGCTATATCAGAAAGATATATCCATACTTCATCAGCCGAACATCCCAATATCCAAGACAATAAGACTTGATATATAAATCTTGTTTTTCCACCACCTATTGCCCCTGCTAATAAAAACATACAATTATCGTTATTATCGTTCTTCTGTATCTGATTAGAAAATGATAACCCTAAATACAATTCATGTGGTTTAATCTTCGGATTCTGATATTCCATACTTTCATCTACTGGCTTTAGTACAATTTGCACCTCTGCATATGCTTTGAATGGTTCTATCTTCATAATCCATAAGCATTTAAGATTTTGTTCTATGATTGCTTTCTTACTAACTAAATCATCAAACGATAGTCCAGGTGCTAGATATAAATGTGCAAAATATCCGTAATTTGTTTCCTGCAGAATATTTAGTAGATATGTTTTTTTAAACTTGTTGTATTGGTCCATCTCAAACATAAGCTCATAAAATCTATCCTTAAACTCTACTTCTTCTTTTGATGATTTTATTTTGGTTTTGTCTTTTAGCTTCATGCGATCACATCCTAGAAAAAGGTTTTTGTAGATTTATTAATGTTGTCATTATGCTTTTTATGTTTAACGTAGATTTGTGTTAAATCATTCTCGCCATTTTTGAATTTGCTAACGAATGCTATTCCACCGATTGTAAAGCCACCAATAACCCCTGCAATTATTTCAAGGTTGGCTATTAGAAATGCCATATGCTCCCCCCTTCACCTATCTATTTATACATCCTTTAATGCACTATATGCCTTTGCAATGGATTTATTGCCTGTCCTTATTTATTTTTTTATAAAAAAATACCTAGAAGATTTAATCCTCTAGGTGAAATACATGTTCCAATGGTTTATTAAGCTTTTTACTTATATTTAATGCGACTTCTAAGTAAGGTACTACTCCGTTTTCATATTTATTATACTGTCTGTAGTTTACTCCTAGTATTTCAGCAAACTCTTTTTGGTTCAGCAAATACTCTTTCATTCTGATCTCTTTTAAATTATTCTTTACTCCCATAGTCCCACCTCGTCTTTAGTATTAGTATATGTATTAGATATAAGTAAGGTAATTCCTTTACAAAAAAATCGACATAAAAATAGAGCCAATAAATGGCTCGCTTTTATTTAGCTTTTAACGTGTTTTTCGTGATACCCTACTATAGCCTTATTTACTATGCTTTCAATGTCTTCGAGTGGAAACTTAGCTTTTAATTCATATAATTTAGTAATAGTGCTTACAGGAAGATTATATGTTCTTTTCTTTTTTTCTTCTTCACTTGTTGCATTGTTATATTCTTCGATTGTTTCCTTGTTAACTTGTTTGATTGTTTCCAAGTTTGATTGTTTTATTGTTTCATTGTTAGCTTTTTCGTTTAATGAATCCCATATGCCTTTACTCATAAGTTATGACCTCTTTCGCTAGTTTTATGTAGTCTATATACCCATTGCAAGTTTTATTATATTCATTTATAGGTATTCTTTTTTCTTGGGAATAACCTATATCTATATTCGTTCTAATGAATGTTTTAAACACTTTATTTCCAAATACATTTATTAATTTAGTTTTTATATCTTTAGATATTTTAGTTCTTTTATCGTATTGAGTTATAAGTACCCCTAAAATATCTAAATCAGGTTTTAAATTATCTCTAACTAGATTAACTGTATTTAATAGATCGTCAATTCCTTCTATGGCAAAGTAAGTAGTAGATACTGGTATTATTAATTTATCGCATGCTACTAAAGAGTTTATGCTTAAAAGTCCTAATGATGGTGGAGAATCTATAATAACATAGTCAAAGTAATCTTTTATAGTGTCTAGTATTCTCTTTAATATATTTTCTCTACTCATAGCATTACTTAGAGTTATTTCTGCATTGGCTAAACTTATATGACTTGCTATTAAATATAGATTTTCGTATTTAGTTTCTATTACAGCTTCTTGAATTTCTTCCTTGCTAACTTGTTTGGAAGTTAGCAATTTATAAATATTACTTTCCAATTGAGTTTTATCTATTCCTAATCCACTAGTAGTATTAGCCTGTGCATCCATATCGACTAATAAAACCTTTTTTCCTAATTCCGCTAGGCAACTACCAAGATTAATAGCTGTAGTGGTTTTGCCTACTCCACCTTTTTGGTTGAATAAAGTAATAATCATCTTAATTATCCCCCTTTTAAACTTTTTAACAAGTTCTAAAGTTAACAAGTTAACTTTTTATATTTTCATTATATGCTTTTTATATGAAAAGTAAACCTTTTTAAAGAAAATTTTATTATTTTCTTAATGAAATTATTAAAAGGCTTTCATTAAATCGTTTATATAGCCATCTAAATCTATTTCATATATATCATAGCCACCTATAAGTATATTATAAAGCTCCTTAAGAGCCTTTTCCCCTTTGCTCTCTAATTGTATATCCTTTAAACTAGCTAGAAGGTACTTTTCTAAGTCGTAAATAGGATTGCCATACGTTAAGACATTACCTATCCGTATAAGCACTTTTAAAACATCCTCTGCTTTAGATTGACTATATTCTTTTATTTTATTAATTTTTTCTGAAAGAGAAAGATAAAAACTACTTCTTTCTAAAACCTTACTGTTACTTTTTGCTACATGGCTATCACATTTAACTTCTAGTTCTAACTCCTGCATAGCTTGATCATGGTACTCTGTAATAAGATTATTTAAAACATCTTCTTCTAGTGCTTTAGTATATTCTTCTGTTTTGTCTATCCAAGGGAATAAATAGACAGTATGATCAAATTTTCCTTCAGGATCTCTTTGATTATATCTAACTACAAAGGATTTACCTGCTAATGTAAATTCCTCTATTTTTTTCAATTGTCTTAGTACAGTGTGTCTGCTGACATTTATTTTATCTGCGATAGTTTCCTGGCTCGGAAAAGAGAAACACTTATCTCCGTGTGCATAATCTAGTATGCAATCGATAATTGTTTTTTGAATAGGTTTTAGTCTTAAAAATTTATGATAGTTTCTTTTTGTAATTTTCATAATGAAAAAATTCCTCCTAAGTAAATTTAATTTACCAAAGAAGGAATTTTTTGCAACCTTGAAATTTATTATTGAACTTATTAGAATGTTAGTATATAATCTATCTATAAGTTAATAATTATAACAAAGCCGAAAACGTTTGGTCTCCTGAGAAAAGTTCCTTCGTTTGGCTAACATTTAAAGTCAGTGTTGTAAGCACTGGCTTTAATTCTGTCTATTTTTATTTAATTGTGTATAAGTAAATGCAAAATCGTTTGTTATAATATAAAATATCACATATTCCATTAAAAAGCCACAAAAATTGTGGATAAGACTTATAATGTGTAATTAATCTTCATACTCGCAATCTTCTTCATCATCAGAGCACATTTCAATTTCCTCCGCACTTTCTTGGATGAATTCTTCCGATAACCACAACGACACTTCTTTAAAATCTTCATCTTTAGCGTTTTTTATATCGCTTTTATTTAATACTACTGTTTTGTCTCCATATAGATATGCCTTTACATACTTGAACATTTAACCCATCCTTTCTTGTTGAATATAATTTTCATAATGTAGCTATGAATATAATTTTGAAAATAACTTCTCTATGATATTTAATTCTGATTTACGCTTAGTTAGGCGATCCATATTCCATGAATACCATTTATGGGCCCTAGCTAAATATTCTTCTTTGTTTTCTTGATAAACATTATGTGCTTCTTTGCACCAATCAACTTTAATTAAATCATTGTAATATAAAATTTTTTCTAAGCTATTATCTAGCTCTGATATACAATCCTTAATTTCTTTTTCAATCTCATATTTTTTAAAATTTAACGTTGATTTCAATAAATCTAATTCTTTTTCAGATAATGAAATTTGCTTATCCAAAATCTCCACTCCTTCACATAATTTTTACAACAAAATCTACTTACTTTCATTTAATTAATTTATCCTCATATTGTTTTATGATCTTATAGAAAGTGTTTCTTTTTAAGTCCAGTACTTCCATAAACTTTGTAGCTGTAAGTTCTTCTTTTTTCCATATAGGATAGTATTTTTCTATTAATTCTTTTTGTTTTTTTTCTAATGTACTTAAATCTATTCTAGGTCTACCTAAATGTTTGCCTTTAGCTTTCGCTTGGGCTATACCCTCCTGTTGCCTTTGTCTTATCTTCACACGTTCCTTCTCTGCCATATAAGATAACAATTCAAATACAATGTTTGATATTAAAGTTTTTTCTAAATCTGTTTTATTTGTAGTGTTTAATATTTCTGTATCTATTACAGTTATATTTATACCAGCTTTAATTAAATCCTGCCATTCTTGTTTTATCTGCTCCATGTTTCGACCTAGACGATCTAATTCTTTAATTATAAGAGTATCACCTGATCTTAATAATTGGTTCTTTAATGTTTGATACCCTTCTCTATTAAAGTTTTTTCCGCTCTGCTTATCAGTTATAATGTTTCGTTCTTGTAGGTCTAAGCTTCTATCTCTGCAATATTCTTTTATTGCAAATATCTGTCTATCTTCGTTTTGGTCTTTACTACTAACCCTAACATATCCAAATAACATATTTCGTCTCCTTTCTTATATTTGTTATCTTGAATTATATATTATTCATTTGAAAAGGTCAAACGTTATTTATAAATATTTATATTATATATTGCCAAACCTTTTTAAACATTATGCATGTATTTTTTATATTATTTCAAAAGGTGTACCTTAATAAATAGTATATAGTTAATTTTGAATATAATTGTAATGCATAAAAAAAGCAGGGTATTACTACCCTACATTATCTATTAAATCAACTTCATTTTGAACCATATCAATATCCATATGTGCATATATCTGCGTTGTCGCAATACTGGCATGGCCAAGAACACGTTGAATAGTTTCTAGTCTTGCACCATTTTTAAGTAGATGCATAGCTCGGCCATGCCTTAAAAGGTGAATGTGTATATTTCTTTTGACTCCAGCTTCTTTAGCTACTTTTTTAAGAAATTGCTGAATTGTGCTTTTGCCCCATCTATTTTTTTCTCTACTTATAAATAGTGGTTCTAGATCATCAATCCTACTATTTAAATAAGCTAATATTTTTTCTTTAGCATCTTCAGAAAAAGTAGCTGTTCTTTCTTTATCGCCTTTCCCTAAAACTTTAAATCTTCTTGTTTCAAAGTTCAAGTCATTTCTATTAAGTTGATATATTTCACTTAGTCTACAGCCAGAACTAAAATACAGGCTAATTAAAGCAGTTCCTCTTAAATCTTTTTTAGAATCCAGGTAGTCTATAATTTTTTCATATTCTTCTGAAGAAACATGTTCTCTTTGCTTTTTGCGTACTTTGGGTTTATCTAATTTATCCATAGGATTACTTTTAATGCATATAAGTTCCATATTAATTAAAGTCTTATATAGCATATTTACTGAAGTAAACTTCCTTGCTAAAGCTTGATCACCATTGTTTCTTTTTTCCTTGCAGTATAGTAAAAACATTTGTATATCCATGTGAGTTATATCTGCAACATGGTTATCTCCTATATATTCCAAGAATACTTTTAAATCATATTTACACTTAGCTACAATAGATTGTTCAGTTAAACCTTTATTAATAACAGTCATCTTATACATATCTAATAGTTTTTGATTTTCTTCTCTTACACTACTCTTTTTAACAATATCTTTTTTAATTTCTTGCTGATAACTAAATAAATCTAATTGATTATTCATTATATTTCCCCCTTGTATTGCCTTACAAGAGTAGCTTTGATATAATAAACAAGAGCTATCCTGTAAGGGTTAGTTTGCCTAAGGAAGTCGAGACCTCGCCAAAAGTGATCGGCTTCCTTTTTAATTTCCTTGTTTATTTTCTTTAATCCAATCAAGTACTTTGTTTTTTTCAAATCTTACATTTTTACCAATCTTTAAACTTGGCATTCCTTCTTTTCTCCATCTGTCTATTGTAGCTCTACTGATTTTTAAAAGTTTTATTAATTCACCAGGAGTTAAAAACTCTTCTTCCATACTTCACCTTCTTTCGTCTTGTTTCCTCATATCCTATTATATACAATCATATAACATTATTACATGGTAATTTTGTCCTATTTTAGACATAAAAAAACAGGGAGCCTAAGCTCCCTTTTCTAAGTCCGTATTATTGTCCGTATTCTTGAGTTTTTTTAGTGTTTCTATCAATCCTGGTGGTAGTGGTACACCTAGAAGTGCTATATTTTCAGTAATACTTAGACCTTCATTCGATGAATAGAAAATACAAGCAGCTGTCCTAAACACAGGAGCTTGACCTGTTAATTTATCCATCTGGTGAGCCAAAATAACAACTATAAATATACCAGCTTTTTTTAATAATCCATTATACCCAATATCAGATGCTAGATTTTTATCTTTAATTCCTTTCATTATACCAGTTACATAGTCTAATACCATTAACAACGCTAATAATCCCAATGGAGTATCCCACCCCCCAAGTAGATACGCAACTCCAGTACCTAAAAAAGCTACAATGCTATTTATAGTAGTTTTATAATCCATCTATACACCCCTTTATTTCTTATCTGTAATTCTATCTATTAAACTTAATATAGCCCATACTGGCATTGGTTCTAGCATTCTATCTTTCCAGTGATCCGATGTTTCAATTATTTCCTTACCAACTAAGCTTTCTAAGTGTTCTAGTCCTTGTTTTTCCTGCCATGACATAGGTTTTACCTCCTCTTCGACCAATAGATCAGTTATAAGTTTCAAATCAAAACAAGGGCATTCTGTGGCTCTAAAATCACTGTGTTTATGTAATGGTAATTTCCCACGTCTGCTACAGATTTCTTTAATTAGCTTAGCAACCTCTTGTAGTTGTTCTTTAGGTGGATTTCCTTTTCTAAAATCACCTACTAGGCATATTCCTATACTTTGGTTATTTTGCCCTGGACAATGTACTCCTGCAACATTTTCATCTCTACCTTTGATAGTTATGTATTTACCATTTACTTTTTCAACTACATAATGATAGCCTATATTTGCCCATTTATTTACGTTAATATGATGATTCTTAATTCCGTCAAAATTTTTAATATCTGTATCATCGGTAGCACTGTGATGAATAATAAATTTATTAGGTTTCATATATTTACCTTCCTTTCATACTAAATAAAAAAGGAGCCTAAGCTCCTTCTCCTGGTGGATTTAATATAGCATCTATTTCATCCTTATATTGTGGGTATTTTGCAATTACTTCATCATAATTTAACTTACCTTCTTGTATTCTGCTAGCTAAATATTTTGCCATATTATAACCCTCCCATCAAGATAATATCTATTACTTCTTTAATCATTTCAAGTTCTTCTCTTACATTGGTTCTTTGTGCTAGTATTTCTCCGTTTAGACTATCTCCAATGCTATATTCTGTACCTTCTGCAACTTCTAAGCATAATTGTCCGCTAACTGTGGGATCTATTCCAACTAGAGTTAGTACAGTGTTACCATTTTCTTGCTCTACTTTTTTAATAACCTTTAACATCATAATTCTACACCTCCGATAATTTTATGAAATCTGTGGAATAAAAAATAACAGTTGCTATTTTACTATTAGCTACTGTTACACCTGTACTACTTGCAGTTTTAACTGTGATTGTTTGACCTGATGTATTTCTTATTACATACATCTTACCCTCTGTAGCTGGTGCTACTATGCTAGTTGGTCCACCAGCATTAGTTGCTATAAGCATTGTTGCCTTAGCTTCGTTAAAGTCTAAGGTCCATGGAGTAGCTGCAGCATTAAAGTTTCTTACTACAACTCCGTTATCAACTTCTACATCAATTATATTTTGTGCATTAGTGCTGAAGCCTTCCTTAATGTCACAATCATAGAAATAGGTCTTTGATGGATCTGCATTAGCTATTACAATTGAATGTCCATTCATGCTTGCACTAGTAGTTACATCTGTTTCTAGAAGCTTTCCATCTTCTGTTATGTCATATCTAACTACTTTTCTAATAGAACTTACAGGATATTTATCATCTGCAATAAGTTTGCTATTTTCTCCAACTTTGAAGTTAATAAAGCCCCATAAACAATGTTCAAAATAGTATGTTCCATTAGGGTATGCTTTTGCTTCTCCGAAAGTTTCAACTGGGAAACGTAGATCGGAAGCTAATTGATAAATTAGTATTTGATTAGGAAAACTAGCTTGTGCATTTGCTAAATTGCTATAAATATTTTTAGCAATGATAAAGAAGATTTCTCCATTGCTCCTAGTCATATATTTACCGATATCAGATGTAGTCAAATTAGCAGCAGCGGTATAAGACCTTTGTTCCCACCCTACAATATTGATGCCCGTTTGTATAGCATCGGTAAAAGATATAGATAAAGGAGATAAGTTGTTTTGCAAATTTTCCATTCTGACCAAATCTACATTATCGTTTAAAGTAGTGGAAAAAGTTGTGATTCTTTGTGCTGATATTAATGTTGTTTGCTCTAACTTCTGCCTTCTCTCATACATTCCAGTTGACTCATTAAAGCAAGCTTCATCTTTAGCACTTCCCACGGAACGATTAACTACTATTTGACCGTTAGTGTCTTTTGCTGATATATACATACTGTTTGATGTGTGGGGTTGGTGTATGGTTGCTACTGTTCCTTTTTCAAATTGTGGTTTTTCATGTGTTCCGTCATTGGAATAAAACCATCTAATAAAACCCTCGTTAGACGGTGTTGTTATCGTTCTTGGGACAGTTGGACTGTCTTGTCCTGATATAAAAGTTTTATTTATATCATAGTAGCAAATTGATGTCCTATTTCCGCCGCTCATGGTATATTGTGTGTTAGGTTCAATTTTTATAAAACCAGTAGTCCTTGCATTTGCAAGTACAAGCAGATTGCCAGTTACGCTATTCAGATAAACCCCACTTGTAAATTTACCGTCAAACAAATTTTTACTAACACTCTTTAAACGACTACTACAAAATGTAGATTTCGTGCCAATGATGAATGGTTTTAATTCTGTTCCTTCATTCATCATTATTCTTTCAAATACAAAAACCCCCACTTCTGCGTTTGTTAAGCGTAAAGACACAAACCCATTATAAGACACATCTACTGTAAAAGTACCAACAACGGCAATATTTGATAAGGCATACCTTGACGCGTCATGGACTTGTGCATTGCCTTTGTACAACCTTGCTGTCCCATTTGTAGTTCTAACTAGTATAGTATAGGTTTTGCCTAGTTCAACTGGTACTGTAACCCAACCATCGCGACCTGTAGATGTAGCATTTAATGTGACCATAAACGGACTATTAATTGTATAGTTTGCGTGCAGATTCCATTTCCCACTATCGAATGTAGGAATTAAATTTGTATAAGTATTTCCAAATTGGCTCATTCTAAATTGCCCTTTAGTATTTGATGGCATGGAGATTATATTGTCAAATGTCTCTATTCTTTTTGAGTAGCCTCCTATATGCTCTTTAAGGCTTTGTGGATTTCTAACAGCTAATAATATATGCTGTGAAGAATTTTTATCTTTATGTTCATCAAATTCTGCTCTTGCTACAGGTCCACCTTGGAGTTGAGATTGTAGATCTAGCAGTTCACTCTTTAATTGCTCCCTAGCTACTTCATTAGTTTCTCTCTGCAGTTCAGCCTGTTTTCTTTCTATTTCTGCATCTAGAGCTTCATCTACATGTTTCAATGCTTCATCTAAAACAGCTAATTCATTAGAACTTTCAATCTCCGCTGTTCCTATACTTTTTTGTACCAACATTGAAAAAGTCCAAGATTTTGCTAAACCTTTATCACCTGATATTTGTATTTCACAGTTTACTTTACCGGGTATAGCTAGTACTTGATTAGTTAATATGATAGATACAATGCCATTAACGTCATCTTCAATTTCACAATCTAAAAAACTGATAGTTCTATCCGGTTTTACAAATATAGCTTTAACTGTTGTATCTGTTAGATCGTAAGGTCCTCCAATGTCAATTAACTGTGGTAGTAACCTAACAGCTGTTTCCCCTTGTTTGGGTTGTATAGATGTAAATGTATTTTCTCTTAAACTTAAGAGAAGTGGATAATCTTTATAGCGCATATTGTACCTCCTTCACATGAATTTGCATTAGTTGCTATAATACTACTAAGTCCTCTTCTCCAAACTGTCCTAATAAAGTAGTGATTTCTTTACCCTTATTAGTCCAAATATCATGTTGAAGTTTGATCTGCTTAGATTGTTGTACTAATTGTTGTACTTGTCTTTTACAAGTTTCTAACTCTCTTTCTAAATCATCCTTTGTTAATCTTTCCTCTGTGGTCCTACTAATTATTATAACCCCATCCTCCATCCGGGTTTCTTGAGCTAATACTGTACTTGTTTGCATTATAATTCCTCCTTAGGTTATATTTGTTAATGCAGCTGCTAGGTGATTAAAATACCAACCATAAACCATATCATTAACTACTATAGTTGTTAAACTACTATTAAGTGTTGTTGTCATATCTCTTATGCCTTGTGCTACTATTCTAAAACTACTAGCATATAATTTCCTATCATTAGAAGTCATTTTACCTCCAATTGCGGAAAGTCCTTTATAAACTCTGAACTCATTTACCCGGTCTATAAATACATTCCACCTTAAATAGCTTAGCACTGTGGTTTCACCCTTATTATTAAATGCGTTTATTTCTACAGTAGTCCATTCCCAATTTAGTGGTCTATTGCTTGTCTTAACTGGAATTATCGTACTAAAGAATGAAAGGACCGTACCCCCTGAAACAGTTACAGAGCTGCGACCATTTACTTGATAGTTAATACCAGCTGTTAATCCTGTAAATGTTACACTTTGGTTGTTTCCTGTCACTGTTTTAGTGTCTAATCCATTACCGTTGGAATCCCTTAAATAAACATAAACTAAATTATAGCTAGGAGTTAGGCCTGTTACTGTAGCAGTTATGCTCGTAGCTTGTGCAGATACTGAAATAGTTGGTTGTTTCGGTCTAGTAGTTATAATGGTTTCATTTGAATAGTTAGATTGACCGTTGCTATTAGATGCTGATACTGACCAAGCATAAGATGCTCCATAATCAAGTGTTCCGGGGGTAGATTCATAATCAGTGGTAGTTACTCCAAAATATTGTATTGCTCCTGTAGATACATTCCTTCTCTTAACCACATATGAGGTCGCACCAGTAACACTACCCCAACCAATCCTAACTCCACCCTCATACCTATAATTCTCACTATTTAAATATAACGTTGGTGCTGATGGCGTTGAAGGTGCTGGAGGACTTCCTGTAGTAAATGAGTACTTAGCTGTCCAGCTACTTGTACCTGCACTATTAACACTTCGCATATCATAACTATAAGTAGTATTGTAGTTAGGTACACTATAAGTAAATGAAGTACCTGTTGTAGTTAGATAATTTGAACCATCATATTTATCTAATTCTGTATAATTTGCATTAGTACCTTTTGTAAAATATACAGTTACAGTTAAACCGTTTACAGAATGCCATATACCAGTCGGAGGACCAGGTAAGACTGGAACTGGACACGCTGATGTTGAAGCATAAACGGAATCTACAGGCCACCATTGATTTGTGTAAACTCTACCTTCTACTAAATAACTATTGCCACATGATAAGCCCCCAAAAGTATGGGTGCCTGAATAATATAATGTGCTAGAAGTAACTGTTATCGCTTGCCATGAACCACCATTTATTCTAACCTGAAAACTTGAATATTGATTTTGGGGTAAGGATAAATCACTTATTCTTACAGTAATGGAAGTCTCAGTACCCGAAACTCGTTGAACATAAGCCATTTATCCGCCTCCTAACCAAACCTAGCTGTTGGCGCATTGCTTCCCCACAATACGCTATTAGCGTTACTTAAATCTACATTACCTATAAAGGTTGTGTAACCGCTTGACGCATAACCTAAGGTAATATCTATAGCGCTTAAGTGCATATAAGCAGAACCTATTGTCATTCCTATTCCTACTGTACCGAAATTATTTGCTTCAATGTAAGAACCATTTTTAAGAATTATACTACCATTAGTATCATCATTACCTACATACAAAGTGTTAGCTACTTGTGATATATTAGTAGCTATTTGATTAGCACTTAATACACCTGTGATATTTGCACTTTTTACTTGTAAGTTTTGAGCCACTACATTTGTAGTACTGATAGTGCTATTAGTTATAGTTGTAACATCAGTACCACTTAATATTGTAGGTTGGTCTGTTACGCTACCCCACGAAAGTTTTACACCACTACCTAGTATTAATTTATTATTTGCTTTATCCCATACTAATTGATTTTTAAAATTAAAACTTCCATCATCCATGTTAATAAAACTCGAATTATCTGCACTTGCTAAAACTCCAGTTTTAATTAATCCAGCACTTAAAGTTCCGGTAGTTATAAAGTCAGCTACTATCTGACCATCCATTGTCATAGCTAAACCATAAGGTCCATTTATGCCTGTTTTACTATAGCCTAATCCGTTCACATTCCAGCGCCATATCTTGGTTGCAGTGTTAACGTCTTCTGTATCCATTATTAGTAGCTCTCCAGGTATTTTAACTACATATCCACCAAGTGCATTAGTTAATAATTCAGTAGCATTATTAATTGCTTTTTCAAGATCAGATGTAGTGTTTTTAACTAACTCCGATATATCGTTTATAGCATTTTGTATCGTGCTCCCTATTCCTTTCTTAAATTGACCTAGTTCTACCTCTACATTTTTATTGCTTAATACGTCTTTCTTAATTCTTATTACTTTAGCTTCAAAGGTTATCTTCAAAGGATTATCCGTACAGCTAACAACATCACCTAAATCTACTTTAACTAGATTCTTTATATGTTTGTATTCTTCTGTATGCTCTAGCATAAGCAAATTGGCATTTATATTTATATAAGGTATATCCACCTTGTTTTTATTGTACAAGTCATTACAAGCTTGTCTTAGTTTAATAAATGCTTGTTCTTGGGTTGTTTCCTCGTCAACTCCTATATCAAAGTTTAGCTTTTGTATCCTAGTGAGCACATAATTATTAATTAAAGGACTATCTATATATTTCTCAGGAAGTAGTAAGCCATCTCTACCAACTGGCATTATTCTTGTTATTACAGAGTCCATATCTCTTTTAACTTCAAGACCTAACATATTCTTTCCGTATGCTATTTGTGCCCCTTTATTTTGCCCTCTAGAGTTTAATAATCTTATAGTATAGTTATCTCTTACTAATTCACCGTTCCAACGTGTTACAAGGCTATCAGTGCCTAACATAGCTTCTACAGGATTCTTTCTAATAAAGTACTGTGTATTAAGAGTAGATATATCGCTCATTCCTATAAAATCATGTGGATATTGAGTATTAGATAATATCCAATTTAAAGCACCAGCACCATTTATGTTAGTAGGTCTTACATCTTCGAGAAAATTATGCAAAAGGTCATAAAAAATATGCCTAGCATTAACATAGACATATCCTAGATTCGAATCAGTTGAATGTATTCTAAATAACTGACCATCTGCTTTTATAATATTTTCTTCTGCTAGATGCTCCCATCTTCCCTTTTCATCCAAAGGATGGGTAAGTTCTAGTAGCAACTTTCCATTAAGTACTTCTTCTATAGTGCAGGAAATAACATCAGGCAATACTATTCCGTTATGAGTGAAGTTAGTTTCTAATCTATCATATACACTAATCATCTTCTCCACCTCGGCACTATTTCTATCTTAGTTACATCACCATTCCAAGATATATTATTTTCTCCTGGAGTTAGCTCTGGGAAATCTCCTGTAAATGTAACCATGCTAGTATCCTTATAACTTTCCATTAATTCACTATCTATTTCTACATATTCATTGATATTAAATTTATGTATTTTATTATTAATGAGTAAGTCTACGGATCCACTACCAAATATTTTTATTAATGGCTTTGAAGTTTCTTCTGTATGATTATAAAGCATATTATTTTTAGTTGTTACTGTAACTATATTTTGTCCACTGTGTAAATAAGCCCAGGGCTGACAAGTGAAGTTTACTACTACTACCTTTTCATTATTTGCCCCCCAATATTCTCGCATGGCTTGTATCCTAGCATTAAAATATACATCCGGCTCTATGCTTAGTATCAAGTTCCCTTTCGCTTTCAGCCATTTTTGTATCTCTTGTAGGTAATCATCAGGATATATTGTGAATTCTATAGTTTTTTTTATTGGTGCCCTTCTATTTTGAGATATATATAGATATCCATCTCGACCAGGAACTTCAATATATTCACCTACATCATCAATCGTATGAATAGGGGGCATTTTAGTTATGCTAATATTGTAATCGACACTATTTTTATTATTAAAAACAAAATAAGGCATTACCAAGCAAATACCCCCTTGCCTATATCATTAGTATTAGTTTTGTTATGTAATCCATTGTCTATTATATCAATTAATCCTTTGCCTACTAATTTACCATCAAGAGATAGAACGGCCGGCTTAGTAATGCCTGCATCAATTAGTGCTTTGATAATGGCACTAGCAAGTACGTTTTCATTTATATTTCCTGTCCCATTTTTATTTTCCTCTGCAGTTAGTATTTTCTCGCCTTTATGTAATTCTGCTACATAACCATCAAACGGAACATATGCAAGTCCATTGGCATGACTACCGTTGACTCCCTTACTACTGCTAGAAGAGCTAGATGTATTCATTTCGTTACTGCTCTTTTTCCAAAACATTAATTTATCGGCCAACCAAGAAACTTTATCTCCTACCCAATTAGAAACAGAAGTCCATATTCCTTTCATGCCTTCCCATACCATGTTAAACATACTTTTTCCTATGTCTTTGAAAACAGAAAAAGATAGTCTCATAGCATTGTATAAACCTTCTAATAACTTTGGTATTAGTTTTGCTATACCTTCCAATACTGTTTTTACTATTGTTGCTATACCTTCCCAAACTTTCTGCCAATCTCCTGACATTAAACCAGTTACTGTTGTAATAATTCCTTGTATTACTTTTAATGTTGTATCGATTACTATCTTTATTGCTTCAAATACCATTTTAGTTATTCTTTTTATATCTTCTCCGTATTTTTCCCATATAGTTTGTGTGAGTTGTATGAATGTGCTAATAATTTCTTGAATGACACTAAATACTTTAAAAAATATTTCTTGTATCTCTGGGAGATGTTTTTCTATCCATGACCATAAAAACTGTAGAAATGGTATTAAGTATTGTTCTATTACATTTGCTGCAGCTCCAACAACTTCACTAATTACTGTAAATCCTATGTCAAATATTTTCTGTATTTGGGGCATGCGGTCATCTACCCATTCAAATAATTTTTCAGCTATAGGTATTAGTTTTATTCCTAATTCCATTGATAAAAAATTTACCCTGTCTTTCATGACATCCATAGCAATTCTGAAATCATTAGCTTTAACTAAATTATCATTACTAACGATATCAGCTGAATCTTTAGCCTTTTGCATAGCTTCTGCTCCAAGGTCTACGATTGGAGCAATTTCTTTCCAACTTCCACCTAGTAAGTCAGTTCCTAATCTTGCACGTTCCGTTTTATCTTCTACTCCTGCAAGAGCTTGTGTAATTGCATCCATTCGCTGATCTGCGTTCATTTTGCTAATATCGTCAAAAGATAATCCTAATTTTTTTACAGATTCAATACCTTTACCAGTTCCATTTGACATGCTATCTAAAGATTTAGTAAGTTTCTGGGATGCATTAGTCATTGCATCGGCATTAACTCCTGCTACTTTGGTTACTCTTTCCCATTTTTGAATCTCATCTGTACTCATGCCAGTGATACTGTTTAAATCTAGTAATCTATCTGCTGTGTTTCCTGCTTTAGTTGCAAGACCTAACATTGCAGTTCCTGCAACTAATGCTCCAGCTCCTATTGCAGCTCCCCATTTAGCAGCTGTTTTAATTCCATTGCCTAGCTTAGTTGCGAAGCCTTCTGCATTCTTTTCAGTTTTAGATATACTGTTATCTGCTTCACTTGAATCTACTAATATCGACCCAAATAATTTAAAAATTTCTATATCGCTCACCTACCTTTCGAATAAAGCTAGGATGTCTTTAACTTCTTCTAAAATTTCTTCTTCATTTCTCATTTGTTTTGGTTTTAGGCTTTGTTTGAATTCATCAAAAGACATTTGAAACTGTAAATCATAAATCCATCTTTGAAATAAAAGCTCCTCCTCATTTTGAGTTATTGCGTACTCAATAAGAGAAAGAGCTTCATCTGCTTCTAATGTATATATGTAATCTAGCGAATGGTATCGCTTTAAAAGCAGGTCGATTATTTCTTCGAGTTCATACCTGCCAATAAAGTAAAAAAACGCTTTAGGTCATTTTCTCCTATAAGCGTTTCTATATTTTCTGTTAATGTTAATATATCCATTTGTTCTACTTGCTCTGGTGTTATTTCAAAAGGTCCTGCCAATACTTCATATATTGCATGCTCCGCTTTCTTCTCAGATAGGATTTCAAGAACTCCGAGTATTCCATTGATCCCAACTTCCTTAACATTTAAATCGCCTTCACTGGCCATTTGTAATATTGGTTTAATTTCTTCTTTTAAGTTAGCTTTTTTTATTAATCTTAAAGTATTAAATATATCTGAAGTTTGTAATTTTCTCATGACCTACGCTCCTACCGTTGAATTAGGATAGTGAATTTCAAAAGGTGGTGTATCAAGGCTATCAGCATCATAATGCCCCGCAAATGTTAAAGCTACAACTGCTTCGTTTTTGTCTTGTGCTTGTAATGTGAGTCCATTAGTATTAATGGCATTGAAAACTTGTATTATAACTGGTTTCTCTTCTCCTGATAACTTTCCTACCCAGGTAATATTGTCAATGTAATCATCTAACTCAATATAATTATTAGCAGTAATTTTTTTATATCCTGCTGTTCCCTCTTCTATTTTTCCAGATACTAGGGAAGTCTTTAAAACTTCTTGACTTATTTCTTTCATATTAGCAGTAATTGTAACAACCCATTCATCTATAACTTCAAGACCTTTAGCAGCACCTTTTACTCCGTCTATGTCTATTCTTCTTAGTGTTGGTATAGCCGAGAAGGTACCACCACCCTGAGTTGCTCCTAATAGCTTTCCTGCAGTTACTGCTGACTCAAATGTATCTGTTCCTACTACAAAGTTTTTAAAAAAAGCTCCTGAATCGAGTAAAAGCTTTTTTGCGGTCTGTTGAGTAAATCCACTATATGTTTTTGGCATATTCATACCTCCTATAATTTTCTATCAAAATATCTTAATTCAAATATTAATTTTCTTCTTTTAATCGCTGGATCATCATCATTTAATTGTGGTAATCTATTCGACCTATAAATACTAAATTGTATATCATCATCTAAGTATCTATAATTATTCAGTTCTTTCCATATAGTACTTGCAAGTATCTCTAGTTCGGTTGTGTCTCCATTAATTGGTTTGTCCCATATGTCAATATCTAAAGTAAATATTTCCTGTTCTTCGTTTGGAAAAGAGTTTGGAAGGTCATAGACTACATAAATATATGGTGTATCTTTAGATGCGTTTTGAAAGTGTACTCTTGATTTGTTTTTACCGCCCACAACTTTATCAGGATGAATAGATTTTAATATTATATTTAATTGTTTTCTTAAATTAATCATTATTCTTCACCCTCTGGACTTACATATTCTTCTTCATTTATAAGACCTAGCGCTCTATTTTCATTTTCTATCGCACTTAAGTATTGACCTTGTATAATTCTAATCTGATCTATATTTTCCATTACTGTACCTCTAAGAATATCTCTCTTGGGTTGGCCTTTAGAGCCTAGCTCCTGCAGTGCTCCATACCAAGAATCATGTTTAAAGCCTATCAGTAAATCAGATTCTATTTTTCTAACCCAATACTGAGAAGATTTATAAATCCTTCTGTTTTTTTTCATTCCTGGTAGTAGTTTTAGCTTTTCAATTATTCGTTTACGGATAAACTTAGCCGTATCTCTTAATGCTGCTCTTTGTAATTCTTGTATCGTATACTTTGCCCTATCTACATTAGATATAAATGTTACTCCATCTCTACTTACTTTTGTTACACTTTTAGGTAGTGGCATTATTAACCACTCCCTCGCAAATAAGTCCGATATTTTCGTTTTTCAAAGGAGATACATCAATAATTTTATAAACTTTGCTTTCGTACTCTAATTTTGTTTGATTGTTATACTCTATTTCTTTGATTTCAAATGTTATCTGTGGCCTTAATCCGTTTGCCATAGCTTGGTAAAATGCATTGTTTCTATATGTTAATTTATTGGCGAATACTGGAGTCCTTGATTCATTCTCCGTAGGATCACCCATACTATTTTCTGCAGACTCTCCATTTATAAGATATATTACATCTTTAAATAGCATTATAATCACCTACCAATGTTAAATGATTTCTTAACATTTCATATGACTCTTGTAACTTTTTGCTATCAGGATTATCAAAACCAAAATTCGCTTTGCAGTATGTTATTACCGCTCTAATAATCAATGGGTCCATTTCATCTATTACCTTTACGCCACTAATGTTTAAATCCATTTTAGCAGCTTCAATTAAATCATATATTTCGTCATCAAAAGCTGTGTTGCTAATTCTAAGGGATGTTTTAACTTTACAAAGCATATAGTTCACCTCATTTTTAAAAAAGTAAAGGGAAGGTTTTACCCTTCCCTATTATTAGGCCTTCTTCTTAGTTACTGTTACAAGAGAATTCTTGTCTACCACTTTACCATCTACTAACATGATAGCCTTTGTTACCATATCATCCGTATCGTTATCTTCATACTTTTTGATAGTCATCTGATAGTTAGTATTAAGAACATAATCTTTAGGGTTGAATAAGAAAGCAATAACAGTATCTTCTTCAACAGTAGCTGCATTAGATGACATGTAATCATTAAGAATTACTTGTCTACCCATCAAGGTCCTTTCAGGTCTACCACCAATTCCATAATTAACTCTAGCAATAGGTTGTTTCTGATCGTCTACCATTCCAATGAAACCCATGAATGTTTTTTTAGTCATAAAGTATACTGCACCGTTCTCATATGCTAAAGGTAGAGCTGCTTCTGCATCAACTAAAGTAGAATAAGCTAATTTACCTGCAGCTGCGACTTCTACATTTTGTCCTGGTGCAACTGTTTCTTCTAGAATTCCTTTTGGTTGTCCAATTCCACTTCCACTAATAATCGCTTGTTCTTGCGCTTTAACCATTGCTTCTACTACATTATTAATGAATGTAGTTTCAAATACTGATAGTGCCATTGTATCAACTTCTAAAGATACAGAAATAGCACATCTTAATTTGTGATAAGTGAAAGTAATTTCAGATGTTGTCTTTTTCTGTTTATCAGAACCTGCACTTTCTGCTACCCAGGTTGCAACTGGCTTTACGCTAGATGTAGGGATTGACAAACCGCCCTTGTATGCTGTTCTAGTTACTAATGGTAGAATCATACCTGTTGATTCTAATTTCTCGATGATTTTTTCCATTACTGTTGTCGGAATAACAGTACCTACATCAGATGTTTTTGTGTTGGCATCTACATTTGTGAACTCAGCAGGAATTGCTGTTCCTCTTAAAACGTTGTTCATGAAGGCTTTTCTGTATTCTGTAGTGTTTAGCTTGTCCTCTTCTTGCGTGTTTCCTAATGCGCTATTTCCTAGTAAGTTTTCTCCACCTACTTGACTACCCTTTAAAGCGTTAATATTAGCCTGAGCTTTTGCTACTAATTCAAAGCTTGCATCAAGATTCTTGATTTCAGTTTCAATTGCAGTAAACCCTTCCATCTTACCCTCATTCAATAATCCTTCTGCTTGTGCTAATAACTCGTTTCTCTTTGCTAAATACTGTTCTCTGTTCATTTATATTCCTCCTTGTAATTTTAATAAGTTCAATTTTGCTTGTGCCATGTTGATTAGTTGCTTGTTTTCTTTTGCCTTGATTTCATTTCTAATTTTATTTACTACTTCTGGTGGTAACATTCCGCCTACACTAGCAACTAACTTTTTGCCTTCATCAAACATGATTTCATCGGCAAACTTTAACTCTACTGCTCTTTGTGCGTTGAGCCATGTTTCCTTATTCATCAACTCAATCAAATCTTCTTGTGACATATCTGTTTTAAGTCGATACGAGTTTGCTATGGAGACGTTATAATTTTTAAGCATCTCTGCATTGCGTTCCATATCTCTGTAATCACCACTAGCTCCATGGATTGATACATTATGTATCATTAATTGAGCCGTGGGTGATATAACAAGTTTTTTAGCCCCCATTGCAGCAACTCCAGCAGCACTTGCAGCAACGCCCACAATTTTAGCGATTGAATTTCCTTGATAGCTTTTTATGGTTGTGTAAATCTCACTACCCGAGAATACATCGCCACCGCCTGAGTTGATTTCAATTTCGATTTCTTCTCCATTGGCTTTGTTGATTTGGTCAGAAACATCTTTAGGGCTTGTTGCTTCCATGCCAAACCAATCATAGATCCATTTTTCACTATTAGATACAATCACACCTTTAATATCAATCTTCATCTTCTTTCACCTCCTTCGTTTTGACTAAAGCTGTATCTAATCTACGTATAGCTTTTTCGCCACCTTCAATTGGTGCCATATTAAGTACTTTTCTCCACTCGTTAGGTGTCATGGCTCCGCGATCTACCATGTGTAATAGTTGCAGTTTAGTTCTCATGGATGCATATTGTAAGTTGCTGGCTTCAAAATAAATTTTATTGCCGAACCCTCGTTCTTTTCTTGTGAATAACTTTCTAGTATATTCACCCGACAATTGAACAGCTATGGGTTCTAAAACTGATTCGTAATAAGCGTTCCATTCATCCTCGTTGGCTTTTGATTGAACAATTTTCTCATTGGTATTAAAAAAGTCATATAACCTTTGTTTGGTTTTGTCCATCTGCAAAGCATTTGGAACATAACTCTCAGGTTTGACTTCCTTCAAATCATATCTTGGATCAGATGATGCCACTCCATTACCATTGCCATCGATGTTTAAGTAATTTTTTGTGAACTTTTCTATTTCGTTTTGTTTATCATCTGGACTCAAGGTAGATTTAAACATCATAATCCATTTGATTATTGTTGAATTTTTAATTGCTTTAACTATACCTTGGTCAGTTGTTGTAACAATCTCCATTAATTGCTCTAATACTTTACCAGGATGTTCGCCGAAAAAATCATCATCGTTAAAGTCCTGCCTTAGATGAATTACGTCATTATATGAAGGTTCAATGATAGTTCCATTTTTAAGAAAAAATTTCAATAAAAAATTCCCTGCTTTGTCGTGTTTGGCTTGAACACTTGCACCGGGAATCGGGTATAACTGATATGGATATCCGTTTTCATCTCTAATAATTAAAACAAATGCATTGTTATTTAAATCTAATTGAGTGGCTATTTTTTCTTGCATCACCTGCCCCGTCATATATGGATTAGGTTCTTCGAGTAGGAATCTGATATAAGGTTCTGGATTAACCACAGGACCGTCTATGCTTTCTCTTATATGCTTTGCTAATAATTTACCTATGGCCCTCGATTTCGGTCTTATACAGGCTCTTATAATATCAGATTTATACATGTTACCATTCCAACTATAAAATCCAGTGCCGTTATCACTAATTAGTTTCATTTTATAACTTTCACTTGGTTGTAACTTGTTTAGTATGTTTTTAAATAATCCCAATTTATCACCACCTTTCAATTTTTATAAGTGAAATAAAATTAGTCTTTCTTTAGATAAGGATCAACCTTCTAAATAGAATTTAAATACTCATCCATATTATCAATCAATGGAATATATCCACAGATAAGTGATATGGCGCCATCGATTCTTTTGCGCTTATCTACACCTTTTACTGGCTGTATATTACCATTAATGTCAGTTTTGATTTCGGTGTTTGATAAAGTCCACATATCTATAGGATTCATATTATGTATTATTATGTTGGCTTCTAAATCAGCCTTTAATGACTTCATTGGTTGACTTAATGTGGCAACCCCTTGTCTGATGGGCACCATGCACCTTTCACCGAATTCAGCTTTGAAAGACCTCAATAACGAATCATCAATATGCCATGGGTCATATCCAATGAACAAAGTATATAATCCGTGCTGATCTCTTAGCTCTTTAAACCAATTAAGAAATACTATCTTATCAACCTTGTTACCAGGGTAAGCTCTTAGTAAACCTTGACGTTCCCAAAGCAAATAAGGAACATTGTCACGTTCTCGTCTATTTCCATCAGTTGTCATTTTGTTAAGCGTATCTTCTGGCATCCAATACATAGATTTTATATATATTTTATTATCACCTGGTCTCATGCAAAGTGCTTTTGCACTATTGAGATCCACAGTATCTGCAGCATCAAATCCACCAATGCAATATTTGAATCCCATAGTATCAAAATCAAATTTTTCTTTATTTTCTATAGCTTCCCAAGTTAGCCATGCACTAGCACTGTTTTCTTTTAAGTTGAAATCTTTAACCATAACTGTAGGTTTGAAAGCAGGATCATCTTTTGCTTTATTTACACATTCTCTTAAAAAATCAACAGATTTTATTACACCTAGTCCTGGATTAGCTTTAATCCACATTTCTTCTTTATCCCATTCATTACGATCATCTAATTCATAGATGACAGGGGCAGGTGATGCAAGAAAAAATAGCCACTCAATTAGATTTAAATAACAATGCATTTGTTTTAATTATTAGAGATGAAAACGGATAT